TATAATGTCGAAGCTTGAACATGCTAAGTATAGATTTGGATTCACTGGTACATTAGATGGTACACAGACTCATAAGTGGGTCTTAGAGGGATTGTTTGGTCCAGCATATAAAGTAACTAAGACTGATGACTTAATGCAGAAGGGACATCTTGCAAAATTAGATATTACTTGTATTGTATTAAAGCATCCACCTAAAAAGTTTGAAGTATTTGAAGATGAAGTTCAATATATTATAACTCATGATCAAAGAAATAACTTTATTAAAAATTTGGTAGTGGACTTAAAAGGTAATACTTTGGTTTTATTCCAGAGAGTAGAAACTCATGGTTTACCTCTTTATGAATTGATTAACGATAATACAGTTCCAGGTAGAAAAGTATTTTTTGTTCATGGTGGAGTAGGTACAGTAGAACGGGAAACCGTAAGAGAGATAGTTGAAAGAGAATCAAATGCAATCATTGTAGCATCTTATGGTGTGTTCTCAACAGGTATAAATATTAGAAACCTGCATAATGTGGTTTTTGCTTCTCCCAGTAAATCTAGAATCCGTAATTTACAAAGTATTGGAAGGGTTTTGAGAAGAAGTAAAGATAAAACCAAAGCAATGCTGTATGATATTTCTGATGACTGTACTCATAATTCTCAGAAAAATTACACATTAAATCACCTCATCGAACGAATCAAAATCTACAACGAAGAGAAATTTAACTATGAGATTGTAAATGTAAATCTAAAGTAGGACTATATGGAAGACGATTTTTATGCCACTATTAAACTTAAATCTGGTGAGGAGATCTACACCAAAGTTTCTCCATGCTTTGAGAATAATAAAACAATCTTACTTGTAACAAATCCTATTACATTACAACAGATCAATGGACCAAGAGGTCTAACAGGATATAAGTTAGAACCTTGGTTAAAGACGACTAAAGATGATATATTTATTATTGATATGGAGAATGTATTGACTATGAGTGAGTCTAAAGATATTGAAATGATTATGATGTATCAAGCATGGATAAGAGAATCTGCTGAGGACTTCCCTAAAGATCCTACTGGTACTAGAAAAAAAATTAATAGAAAGATGGGATATATTGCCAATGTTAACGATACTAAAGAGATATTAGAAAAGCTCTTTAAAGATTCCCCTTGAACCTCTACAAAGGTTATTTTACATGCGTATGAATACCTTGTCAAGTTGTCCAAACAATCTAGAGGTGCTATAATTACTTTAACACAAAGGAAAGTCGTATGGCTGGTGTAACAAAAAGAAAAAGATCAGTTCATTATGTAAACAATAAAGAGTTTCTTGCTGCTTTAATTGCATACAAGAAAGATGTTGCTGAAGCAGAAGAACTAGGTAAAGATAAGCCTAGAATTACAAATTATCTTGGTGAGTGTTTTTTAAAGATTGCTACTCATTTATCGTTTAAACCAAACTTCGTTAATTACATCTTTAAGGATGATATGATCTCTGATGGAATCGAAAATTGCGTTCAATATATACATAATTTTAATCCTGAGAAATCCCAGAATCCTTTTGCTTACTTTACGCAGATTATACATTATGCGTTTCTTAGAAGGATACAAAAGGAGAAGAAGCAATTAGAGATCAAGAATAAGATTCTTGAAAAGACTGGATATGATGAAGTCTTTTATGATGATAATAATGATGGTGGAAATTATTCTGATTATAATAGTATCAAAGATCAAATTCATTCTAAATCTAGATCCTAATGATATTAAAACAAGAAGTCATTGAGAAAATTCAATTGGCAATGCTACACACCAAAAAGAATGGTGATATGAATTGGTTGGATGGTGATGAGATTGATGTTTGTCTTGCTGGTACATTTGCTGGTGACAAATTTATTACTATAATTAATAGGACTCGCAGCAACACGACTAAAAAATGAAGGTTGCCATCATAACCGATCAGCATTTTGGTGCTCGTAAGAATTCCAAATTGTTCCACGACTATTTTTTAAAGTTCTATAATGATGTATTCTTTCCTACCATAGAGGAGCGTGGGATTGATACTATTATTGATATGGGAGATACCTTTGATAATAGAAAGGGTATTGATTTTGCTGCCTTAGATTGGTCAAAGAAAAATTATTATGATAAGTTAAGTCACTGTAAGATACATACTATAGTTGGTAATCATACTGCATATTATAAGAATACTAATACTGTTAATGCTATAGATTTATTGTTACGTGAATATGATAATATAATTTGTTATTCGGAAGCAACTGAAACAAAGTTTGGAAGGTTAAAGGTTTTATTTGTCCCTTGGATGAATAGTGAGAATGAGCAGAGCACCCTTACTAAGATTGCTAAATCAAAAGCAAAGATGGTTATGGGTCATTTAGAAATTAATGGATTTACTGCCACCCGTGGTCACGTAATGATGGATGGATATGAATCTAATATATTTGATAAGTTTGCAAAAGTATTTTCTGGTCATTATCATACGAGATCTAATAATGGAAAGATTTATTACTTAGGTAATCCATATGAAATGTTTGCTAATGATACTGGAGATGATAGAGGATTCCATATTTTTGATACAGAGACTTTAGAGACTGAAGAGATACGAAATCCTTATAGATTATTCCATACAATAACTTATGAAGATAATGATCATCAGACATTTGATGGTAGACAATTTAAGGATAAGATAGTAAAATTATTGGTAAAGAAGAAGTCTTTTCCTAAGAAGTTTGATCAATTTGTAGATAAGTTATATGCCGCAGATGTTGCTGAACTTAAGATCATTGAAAACTTCCAAGAAGAAATAGATCATGACAACATTGATATAGAATCTGAAGATACAATCTCCCTATTGAATAGGTATGTTGAGGAATCTGACTCTAATATTAATAAGTCTCAGATTCAGAGTCTAATTCAGGACATCTATAAAGAGGCATGTGAATTAGTCTAATGTACATTCTTACTTTAGAAGGTCGAGAGGACCAAGGAGCATACTCTGTTACAAATGAAGAAGGGAGACAAGTTCTCTATCTTTTTGAACAGGAGGATGATTGTGATAGATTTGCTATGATGTTAGAGGAGAGGGAAACAATTCCTGAATTAAATGTCTTAGAGGTTGATGACAATCTAATTGTTAAAACTTGCCAACTGCATGGTTATGAATATGCAGTCATTACTAAAAATGATCTTGTGATACCACCTGACGATGATAACATTTAAATCTATTAAATATAAAAATTTTCTTAGTACTGGTAATCAATTCACCGAAATTAATTTTAATGGATCTGCCTTCAATACTTTAATTGTTGGTAATAATGGTGCGGGTAAATCTACAATATTAGATGCTTTAACATTCTCTTTGTTTGGTAAGTCATATAGGGGTGTTACTAAAAGTCTTCTTGTAAATTCAGTGAATGAGAAGGATACTATAGTAGAGGTAAATTTTCTTATTGGTACAGTTAAATGGAGAATTGTAAGAGGTATTAAACCTAATAAATTTGAGATTTATAAAAATGATGAACAGTTAAATCAAGATTCTCATGCAAATGCACAGCAGACTTGGTTAGAGAATGTAGTTCTTAAGATGAATTACAAGTCATTTACACAGATCGTTATTCTTGGTAGTAGTAACTTTGTTCCTTTTATGCAACTTAGTGCTCCTAATAGGAGAGAAGTTATTGAAGATATTTTAGATATTAAAATTTTCTCTTCAATGAATAGTATTCTTAAAGAGAAGGTTAAAGGTGTAAGAGAATCTATAAGAGAACTTGAATTTAAAAAGATAACCCTTGAAGAGAAGTATGAGATGCAGCAATCTTTTATAGATGAGATTGAAGCATTAGGTAAGAAGGATATTAATAACAAGAAGAAGAATATTAAAGAGTTAATCGGTGAGCAAGATAAGTTGTTAGAAGAAGAAAAACAACTTGAAGAGTTGTTAAGTAATAAGAATAAAGAGGTTGTAGAATACTCTGGATCTAAAGCAAAACTTAAGAAGTTAGGGAATCTCAAAGGTAAATTAGGTCAGAAAGTAGCGACCATTACTAAAGAGCATAAGTTCTTCACAGGCAATACAGTTTGTCCTACATGTACCCAAGACATTGAAGAGACCTTCAGGATAAATAAAATTGCGGACTCCCAAAATAAAGCAAAAGAGTTGCAATCAGGTTATAAAGAACTTGAAGAAGCAATTAAAGAGGAAGAGTTGAGGGAGTCCACATTCATTACTTTATCAGAAGAGGTTACTAATCTAACGCATGGCATTTCTCAAGTTAATACAAAGGTCTCTGGTTACCAAAGACAAGTCCGAGATCTTGAACAGGAAATTCAAACTATTACCACTCAACTTGAAGATAGAAATATTGAACATGAGAAGCTAACAGATTTTAAACAGCAATTTGAACTTGCTTGCGCTAGTGCAGAATCCAAGAAAGATGATATAATAAAATTTGACTTCGTATCAGATCTCCTGAAGGATGGTGGTGTTAAAACCAAAATCATCAGGAAGTATCTTCCATTGATTAATCAACAAGTCAATAGATACCTCCAGATGATGGAGTTCTATATTAATTTCTCATTGGATGAAGAATTCAATGAGTCTATTAGATCTCCTATTCAGGAGGATTTTTCTTATGCTTCTTTTTCTGAAGGTGAGAAAATGAGAATTGACTTAGCACTCTTGTTTACTTGGCGAGAAGTTGCTAAAATAAAAAACTCACTTAACTGTAATTTGATTATCTTTGATGAGACTTTTGATTCTTCCTTAGATGGATTTGGAACTGAAGAATTTTTGAAGATAATTAGATACGTTGTTAAGGACGCTAATGTCTTTGTAATCTCTCATAAGGAGGGTTTACAAGATAAGTTCACCAACGTAATTAGATTTGAAAAAATTAAAGGATTCAGCAGGATGACATCATGACAAAATCATTAGTAACTGGAGGAGCAGGATTCATAGGATCAAACCTCGTAGATAAACTTCTTGAGATGGGACACCAGGTAGTCTGTATAGACAATGAATACTCGGATGCCCATGATCATTTTTATTGGAACGATAAAGCAGATAACCACAAGTTTGATATTTGTGATTATGAGAATACTCGCCCGTTATATGACGGTGTAGATTATGTGTTCCATATTGCAGCAGAAGCAAGAATTCAACCAGCAATAGAGAACCCGATTAGAGCAGTTCAAATAAATTCTGTAGGAACCTGTACAGTGCTTCAGTGTGCTAGAGAGGCAGGTGTTAAGAAGGTGATGTATTCATCCACTTCATCTGCTTATGGTATGAATAAAGTACCAAATTCAGAATGTCAATCTGATGATTGTTTGAATCCTTATTCAGTATCTAAGGTGAATGGTGAGAAGTTATGTACGATGTATACAGACCTCTTTGGTCTTAAGACTGTTATTTTTAGATACTTTAATGTATATGGAGAACGTCAACCACTAAGAGGACAGTATGCTCCTGTTATTGGTATCTTCCTACGTCAACTGGCAGCAGGTGAGAAGTTAACTATTGTGGGTGATGGTGAGCAACGTAGAGACTTTACTCATGTATCAGATGTAGTACAGGCAAATTATCTTGCTGCTATTACTGATGTTGATGATGAGTATTATGGATGTATCTACAATGTAGGTAATGGTAAGAATTATTCTGTCAATGAAGTTGCAAGAATGATTACTTGTTTAGATAGTAGATTAACATATATACCTGAGAGACCTGGTGAAGCAAGAGAGACACTTGCACAGAATACTCTTCTGAGACTTATCTTCGGGTGGAGACAAACTGTAGAACTGGAGGATTGGATTAGTGGACAAAGATGATTCCAATTGGCGGCAGGAGATGAAGGCATATACCACTAGCAGGTATGAGTTAGATCTACTTGATAATGGTCCTAAGAGTCTTGCTCAATCTTGGATGATGGGTGCATTGCACAACAAATGGAAGAAGATCTATGGTATAGTAGATCCTGAACCCCCTGATTGTTCATCCAATCTTAAGGACTCACTTAAAAAGTTCGATGACATTACCTAACTGGCAACACAATTCGGGCAAAGAACCGAAGCGAACGCTTAAACCTCAAGCGTTACGCAGTGCAAGAGAACGACGTAGACAGTTAAAAAAGCGTCTACTTAATACCTCTTCCCCACGGAAGGGGTTTTATAATGTGTACATACAAGAGGAAGCACATGACAGTCAATCTAGAAATCAAAGGTCAGTTAGCAAAATTGCTTGCTACTGAAGATCTGATTATAGAGAATAAGCAAGTAGAGACTGCAATGTTTAACGTTGATACTCGTGTTTTAACTCTACCAATGTGGGATGCAGATGAGAAGGTATATGATATGTTGGTTGCTCATGAAGTAGGACATGCACTATTCACACCTAATAGAGATCCAAGAAAAGGTCTTCCTCAGACATTCCTTAATGTTACAGAAGATGCTCGTATTGAGAAGTTGATGAAGCGTAAGTATGAAGGTCTTCCTAAGACATTCTATGGTGGTTATGATCAATTATATAAGGATGACTTCTTTGATCTTGCTGGTGTTGACATTGATAATATGAATCTTGCGGATAGAATTAATCTCCACTTTAAGATTGGTCCTTTTATGGGTATCAAATTTAATGAGGAAGAGCAAAAGATTGTTGATGCAACTGCTAGTGCAGAGACTTTTGAAGATGCAGAAGACGCAGCAGAGATGTTGTACAATTACTGTAAGGAAGAACTTGAAGAGCAAAAAGCACAACAGAAGAAGGAAGAAGAAGAATTTGATGCAATGATGAAGATGCAAGGAGAGGGTATGGGTGAAGATGATTTGAATTCTGATGTTTTTGAATCATATAATGAAGATCAGATAGATAGTGATGATGACACTGATGGAGAAGGTGAAGGAAGTCCAAAATCTGGTCGTCCTGATTTGGGAGAAGATGAGACAGATTATGATGATATTAGTGATGATATTACTGATAGTGCAACAGGAAATGAAGCAAGTGGTCCTTCTGAGAATGATTCAGAACCTCAAGTTAGAACTGATCAAGCATTAGCAAAAGCGATTAGAGATTTAGTTAATGATGAAGCACAACCAAATCAATATTTGGAATTACCTAATTTAAATTTAGATACAGTCATTAACCCAAACACCACTGTTCATACTCATATAGAAGAGTACTGGAGACAATATGAACAGGATAAGATAGCGTGTAATGAAGACTTCCGTTATCTATTATCAGATTATGATACTGTTGATGAGGCATATCATAAGTACAGAAAGGAAGCACAAAAAGAAGTAAATTATCTTGTTAAAGAGTTTGAGTGTAAGAAGGCAGCAGACTCATATGCAAGAGCAACAGTATCTAAGACTGGAGTTCTAGACTGCTCTAAACTTCATACCTATAAGTACAATGAAGATCTATTCAAGAAGGTAACAACTCTTGCTGATGGTAAGAATCATGGTTTAGTATTCATTCTTGATTGGTCAGGTTCAATGTCAAACTGCCTAATGGATACCCTTAAGCAGTTATATAATCTTATATGGTTCTGTAGAAAGGTTGCTATTCCGTTTAGAGTATATGCTTTTACTTATGAGTTTAATCGTACTATGGAAGGTAATGGATATAATCTTTTACAACACTATGAACCAAAGGAAGGATTAATTGCTGTAGATGAAAGATTCTCTTTAATGGAATTCTTTACTAGTGAATCAAACAGTAGAGAGTCTGAAAAACAGATGATGAATATATGGAAGATTGCATATGGAATGAAGCACTATTGCTCATATCCTATTCCACCAAGATTAAATTTATCTGGTACTCCTTTAAATGAGACTATAGTTGCTTTGGATAAAATTCTTCCATTGTTTAAAAAGCAGACTGGTGTTCAAAAGGTTCAATGTGTAATCCTTACTGATGGTGAAGCGAATCATCTTCCTAGACATAAGTTAGTAGAGCGTCGTTGGGAGGACACACCATTTTTAGGATGCCAATCCATCAATCCAGTACGTGACCATCTACGCAACCGTAAGAATGGTAGAACATATAGGATCAAGCATTCATGGAATGAGTTTACAGGTACTCTTATATCATATGTAAAAGATAATAATCCAGGTATCAACTTCATTGGTATTAGACTTCTTGCTCCCCGTGATGCTGGATACTTTGTTGACCGTTATTGTGGATGGAATAGTCCACAAGCAGTTAAAGCAAAGCAGCAATGGAAGAAGACTAAGAGTTTCTCTATAGAACTTGATGGATACAATAAGTATTTTGGTTTATCATCTGCTACTCTCGCAAGTGATGATGACTTTGAAGTTCAGGAAAATGCAACTAAGGTTCAAATCAAAAGAGCATTCATTAAATCTTTGAAAACTAAGAAACTAAATAAGAAGGTCTTAGGGGAATTCGTGGAGTTAATCGCATAATGTTAACAAGAGAAGAATGGGATATGATTGCTAGGTGTGTGCATAGTCACCCACCTAGTATTACTACTGAACAGGCAAATAACTTAATTCAGAAACTATCCGAGACAGTTGAAGAACTGGAACATCTAAAAGAGAATAGTTTAGTATGAGGGTCTATAATGTGTATAACAAATAAACAACATTATGCCTTTTGAAATTAAAATGACTGAAGACCAAATCAAAGATGGGTTAAAGAATGCATACGGCACAGAATTTACTGCTGCTGATATTCGTGCCTTCTGTGCCATGAATGATATTGGTTATCAGACAGTCACTAAGAAACTACTTAAGCATAAAGTAGAGAAGGGTAAATGGAATTTGGAAGTTACTACACAGGCAGTTGAGAATATAGAGCGTTCATTTAAAGCACCTGCTGCTCCTATTACTGCTCCTGCTGTAGTTCAAAATCTTATCCCAGAGAAAGATCCAACTTTTGTTAAGTTTGGAAACTTCAATGATGTTAAGAAGATTATTCAATCCAAGTTGTTTTATCCAACATTCATTACTGGTCTATCTGGTAATGGTAAAACATTTAGCGTCGAACAGGCGTGTGCTCAATTAGGAAGGGAGTTAATTCGTGTCAACATCACAGTCGAAACGGACGAAGATGATCTCATTGGTGGTTTCCGTCTTATTAATGGCAGCACTGTTTGGCACAACGGTCCTGTTATCGAAGCACTCGAAAGAGGGGCAGTATTGCTTTTGGATGAAGTTGATCTTGCCTCTAACAAGATCTTGTGTCTCCAGTCCGTCTTAGAAGGTAAAGGTGTATTCCTTAAGAAGATTGGTAAGTTTGTAAATCCTGCTAAAGGATTTAATGTTCTTGCTACTGCTAATACAAAAGGTAAGGGATCTGATGATGGTAGATTCATAGGAACTAATGTTCTTAATGAAGCATTCTTAGAGAGATTTTGTGTTACCTTTGAGCAACAGTATCCAACACCTCAAACTGAGTACAAGATTCTTGTAGCAAAGGCACTAGAGGTTGGTCTATCTAAAGGTGATCATGACCTTAATCAGAATTCTGACTTCTGTCAGCGTCTTGTAGACTGGGCAGACATTATCCGTAAGACCTTCTATGATGGTGGTATAGATGAAGTTATTAGTACTCGTCGCTTGACACATATCATCCGTGCGTTTAGTATCTTCAATAACAAGGAGAAGGCAGTTAATATATGCCTCAATAGGTTTGATGATGAGACTAAGCAGTCCTTCTTAGAACTTTATGATAAAGTTGATCCTGACTTTGCACCAGCAGAAGATGGACAAGAAGATGAATCCTTGGTATAATATTAGGAGAAAAGAATGTCTATTATGAGTGATGAGCAGAACAGAGTGACCCCTCAGGAATCTGATGAGTATGATCCACCAAAGGCAAAAGATGCCGATAGGATCACCTCATTAGAAAGTGAGGACTATGATCTGATCAATCCTGAACCAAAGCACTCTAAGTATTGGTATGATTGGGATAGAAATGGACTAACTGAAAATCCATTTCAAGGAACCAATCATTATGCTAGTGCAGTTGACTTCCAAGTAGAGAACATGGTTGGTGCTGCAGAAACTATTAACATTGATACTAGTGGTTTTGATCTTTATGGAAAAGATGTTGTTACCTTTGGTGCAGATACTACAGCACAAGTAGCTCCAGATACTATAACATTTGGTGATTCAAAACCAGAACCAGATCTGTCGTTCAAGTCACATAAGTATCAAGAAGATAAAGGTATTGCAGATCTTAAAGATTATGTCTCTTCCACTTATAAGGGACATTATACAAATAGCAATTCTGATACCCAAACTCTTGATCTTATTCACTCTGTGGGTGATGCAGAATCGTTCTGTCGCTCTAATGCAATTAAGTATTTGAGTCGCTATGATAAGAAGGGATCTGCAAAACAGGATATACTAAAAGCAATGCATTATTGCTTACTCCTTTATTACTTCAGTGGTAACACTAAAGAACCTGATTACACTAACACTCGTTATGAAACTTTCTGATAAAACTGTCAATCTACTTAAGAATTTTAGCAACATAAATCAATCTATTCTTTTTAAAGAGGGTAGTAAACTTCGCACTATGAGTGTGATGAAGAACATTCTTGCAGAAGCAGAAGTTAATGAAAAATTCCCAAAAGATTTTGGGATATATGATTTGAATCAATTCCTTAATGGTATGGGATTGCATCAGAATCCAGATTTGGATTTTACTAATGATAATCATGTGGTTATCAAAGAAGGTAGAATGAGATCCAAATACTTCTTTGCTGATCCTAGTGTAATAGTCACACCTCCAGATAAGAATTTGGATCTTCCTAGTGAAGATGTATCATTTGAATTGAATACGCAACAGTTAGATCGTTTACTCAAAGCAGCAGCAATTTATCAGTTACCAGACTTAGCAGTTGTTGGTGAGAATGGTGTAGTAAGGATTGTTGTTAGAGATAAGAAGAATGATACTTCTAATGATTTTGCTATTACAGTTGGCGAGACAAAGGATGTATTCAACTTCAACTTCAAAGTAGAGAATATTAAGATTATTCCTGGTACTTATGATGTAGTTGTATCTCAGAAGTTATTGTCTAGGTTTAAGTGCAAGGATTATGATCTTACATACTTCATTGCATTAGAACCTGATTCTTCCTTTGGGTAATGAGAAATTCTATCCTCTATGGGGATTGTAGAGAGACCTTAAAAGAGTTTGCTTCTCATACTGATAAGGCGAGGATGTGTGTAACGTCCCCGCCTTATTATGGTCTTAGGGACTATGGTGGTGAAGAGAATCAAATAGGTCAGGAACAGTCTCCAGAAGACTTTATAAAAAATTTAGTTGAAGTGTTTGGTTTGGTAAGAGATTGCCTAACTGATGATGGTACTCTATGGGTAAACATAGGTGATAGTTATTACAACTATAGACCTGGTAAAGGTCAGTCACAACCTAAACAAACTGTATCTAGAACTAAACAAGATCTACCTGAGAAGTGTGCTAAACGTGCTAATAAGTTAGAAGGATTAAAGGAGAAGGATCTAATTGGTATCCCTTGGATGCTTGCATTTGCACTACGTGCGGATGGATGGTATTTGAGGCAGGATATAATATGGCATAAACCAAATCCAATGCCTGAGAGTGTGAAGGATAGGTGTACCAAATCACATGAATACATTTTTCTATTAAGTAAGAACAAGAGGTATTATTATGATAATGAAGCAATTAAAGAACCTGCTAAGGATTGGGGAACACGGGACAGGACAAACGGTAAGTATCATAATAAAGGGACAGGATTGTCACCTCACACTGGTCTTAGTAAATCATACGCTAAAAAGAATAAGCGAAGTGTATGGAGGGTAACTAACAAACCATATAAGGGAGCACACTTTGCAGTATATCCACCTGATCTTATTGAACCATGTATAAAGGCAGGTAGTCAAAGAGGGGATATTATATTAGATCCGTTTATGGGATCTGGGACAACTGCTAGGGTTGCAAGGTCTCTAAATAGAGATTACATTGGATGTGAACTTCACGAGGATTATCGTGACTTGATTGAGATACCTTCTTTAGATGGATTAGTTGAGAAATGAAAAAGTATGCTCCATTTAAATTGGACTGCTTTGGAGTTTTAGGAATAGTCTTATTAGTGAGTGGTATTGGATCATTGTTCTTTGTTTATTATGCTATAATGGAAACTATGAAATGATTAAAGTATGGAGGATCTGGAAGTATGCCTTGGGAAGTTTCGAGGATACTAAAACTGCAAAGTACGATAATGCAGTCTGTATTATTCGTAGTTTTATCTTTGTCAGTTATCTTGTTACTAATTGTTTTATTATTGCTGGTGTCATAAGACACTGGAACCCACCTAATCATGTACAAAGTATGCGGACAAGATGATTCCTATCCTAGGAACATCGTATTTGAAAGAGAATATGAAGATTGGACAGATGCTCAAGATAAAGCTGTCCAATTGCTTGAAGATGATGTAGAATGGGTTCAGATCCTTATAGGGGATACTGATGATTGGGGCATGCTCCAAGAGTTAAATCTAGAGAGAGGTATTAAAGATGATACCTTTAGTACTCATACTCTAGCACCATATTATGTGAGATTGAGAAATTATGAGGGATGAATTCCTTTGGGTTGAGAAGTATCGACCCAAGACAATTGAAGAATGTATTTTACCTGAGAGTATCAAGAAAACTTTTCTTGAGTTCTTGGCGGCAGGAGAAGTGCCAAACTTACTTCTTGCTGGTCCTGCAGGGTGTGGTAAGACAACAGTTGCTAAAGCACTGTGTAACGAATTAGGAGTAGACTCTTATGTCATTAACGGATCGGATGAAGGCAGGTTTCTTGACACTGTTAGGAATAACGCCAAGAACTTCGCAGCAACAGTATCTTTATCTTCTGAGGCAAAGCATAAGGTCATCATCATCGACGAGGCAGACAATACCACTGCCGACGTACAACTCCTTCTTAGAGCGTCTATTGAGGAGTTCTCAAACAACTGCAGATTTATCTTTACCTGCAACTACAAAAACAAGATCATTGAGCCCCTCCATTCGAGATGCTCAGTCATCGAGTTCTCAATCGCAGGAAAACAAAAACCAGCAATTGCTGGACAATTCTTCGCAAGACTTAATACCATCTTGGAACAAGAACGGGTTGAGTCTGATAAGAAAGTCCTCGCAGAACTTATCAACAAACACTTCCCAGACTGGAGAAGAGTCCTCAACGAGTGTCAACGATACTCAGTAAGTGGAAAGATAGATTCTGCAATTCTTGCAACCTTTGGGGATGTAAAGACTGAGGATCTAGTAAAACAATTAAAGGGTAAGAAGTTTACGGAAGTCCGTAAATGGGTAGTTCAGAATCTGGACAATGATCCTGCTCTTATTCTTAGAAGAATCTACGATTGCATGTATGATTCTTTGGAACCTAGCAGCATACCTGCCGCAGTTCTGATCATTGCAAAATACCAATATCAGATAGCGTTTGTTGCAGATCAAGAGATTAATCTCATGGCGGCATTAACTGAACTAATGTGTGAATGTAACTTCAAATGACAGAACCAAGAAACAGAAATGAAATGAACGTTAAAGTCGTTCGTTTAGTAACAACAGAAGATGTTGTAGCAGATTTATTAGAAGAGACTGATGAATCAGTTACTATTCGTGGAGGAATCGTAGCAGTTCCAACTAAGGATGGTAACATTGGATTTGCATCATGGACTCCTCTTCTTGCTAGTCCTGTTGAGGATGTAACAATTAACAAGAGTAATGTTGTTTATGTTGGTGAACCTAACCCTGCGTTAATAGATCATTACGTAAATCAGTTTAGTAAAATTGTAACCCCTGACTCCGTACAAGACGGTATTATTGTTCCCTAATGATTGACATTAAACTTTGTGATTTGAATAGTTTTTTTGGTTGTGTTGATGCAACTAACACAACAGAATTAAAAACTAATGCCTTTCGTCCTCTTAGGACTTATCTACAGGAGAAGTCTTTTGAGAAGCATTCTGGTGGTCAACTGACTTATGTTGGTAACTATGCAGATGGTCAAGACTTCGTTGACAATGATGGAGTCCCTTATGAGATGAAAGGTTCTTTGGGATTATTTAATAAGAATGGATCATGCAAACAGGTTATCCTAAAAAATAATATGCCTGGTCGTAGCAAACAGAACTTAGAGAAGACCTTTGAGTACATGCTTTTAGTTGATACTAAGAACATGAGTCTTGCTGTTACTACTTGGGATGTTGTTGAGAGTAGATCCAAACTTGATGGTGCAGGTGCAACATTTAAACTTCAAGCAGGTGACTTTACTATGCTTGCTGAGAATGTTAAACCAACTGCAAAGAACATTACTGCTAATGAACTTCTAGAATCTCTAGAGAGCATTCTATGAAGAAGTCCCTGAAGTCTCTTAAAACACCTCTCAGGTATCCTGGTGGTAAGTCTCGTGCTTGTATAAAGATGGAGAAGTATCTACCTAATTTGGCAACCTATGAGCAATATAGAGAACCCTTTATTGGGGGTGGGTCTTTTGCTATACATGTTACTAAGTTGTATGATGGTTTACCTATTTGGGTAAATGATTTATATAAACCACTGTTTACATTTTGGCAGCAACTTCAGGGATCTGGAAAGGAAATGTCTGAGAGATTGTTAGAGATTAAAGAGGAATATAATATACCAGATAAGGCAAAAGAATTTTTTAAAACAGCGAAGGAGATTATTAGTGATAAAGAACAATCCGACTTTGATCGTGCCGTTGCTTTTTATGTTGTTAACAAGTGCTCTTTTTCTGGTCTCACTGAGTCCTCGTCCTTCTCACCTCAGGCAAGTACCTCCAACTTTACTGTTAGAGGAATTGAAAAACTTCCAGACTACCAAGAGTTAATAACCAATTGGGTTATAACAAATTATTCTTATGAGGATGTTTTAAAGAATGGTATTGATTCCTTTATATACTTAGATCCTCCTTATGATATTAAGGATAATCTATATGGTAAGAAGGGTGGAATGCATAAGACATTTGATCATGATAAATTTGCAGAAGATTGTGAGGCATGTGAATCTCACCAATTAGTATCATATAATAATTCTCAATTAGTAAAGGATAGATTTGCTGGTTGGGATGCAGCGGAATATGAACTAACATATACCATGAGATCTACTGGAGATTACATGGGTGATCAAAGTACTCGTAAGGAGTTACTTTTACTAAATTATGAAAGGAGCAGTTTAATGGAGTTCTTCAAATGAAATGTAGAGTAAAGTTGTATGTTGCTGGCAAACTCTTTAATGAGGATGTATATGCCAGAGACTATGCGGAGGCAAGACAAGTTGCTCTTGCAAGAAATCCAAACGCCAGAGTCGTTGGTGTTAATGCGATAATGGAGTCATTTAATGAAGACTGAATTGAAGGAATGGTTAAATTCAATTAATCATACCAAGGAGGATTTAACTGAAGATCCTGATGCAATTAAGTCTTATCCTCCATACATTATTAACAAATGTCTGTCTGGACACCTGGATTGCGTTCTCTTTGCTAATGAAATGAACAAATATCCTTCCTTAGATAAGGATATGCAATATAAATTTTATCTAAATAGTCTGAGGAAACGGAAGAGATTCTCTCCGTGGATGCGGAAAGATAAGATTAGTAACCTTGACCTTGTTAAACAATACTATGGTTATAGTAATGAGAAAGCAATGCAAGCGTTGAATATTTTATCCAAAGAACAACTCGATTTTATTAAACAACGACTTGACATTGGTGGAATGACATGACTAGTAGTACTATTGAACCACAAGTTAACTGGAAGCCTGAGATGATGGTGGAGGTTATGCTTAACGAACCAGATGATTTTTTAAAAGTCCGTGAGACTTTAACAAGAATTGGTGTAGCATCAAGGAAGGAGAAAAAGTTATATCAATCTTGCCATATTCTTCATAAGCAAGGTAGATATTATATTACTCACTTCAAAGAATTATTCGCATTAGATGGGAAACACGCTAACCTTACTGTTAACGACGTTCAGCGTCGGAATCGTATCGCTCGTTTGCTTTCTGATTGGGGTCTCATATCTGTAGTCAATGCTGAGAGCATATCTGATGTTGCTCCCTTAAACCAAATCAAGGTTTTAGCATATAAAGATAAGGGTGAATGGATCCTGGAACAAAAATATAACATTGGTTCTAAGAAAAAAGTGGAAGTTACTGAATAGATAGAGTATAATATCTGTAACAGTACAACCGTTATGTCACAATTGTATAATGGTATCAGTGAACGTCTTTTTTATACTTTAGGTAAAAGACCTGATACCGCATCACCACATGATTTCTATATGGCATTATGCTATGCTGTGAGAGATCAGATGATGACTTATTGGTTGGATAGTAAACCAAAGTCAAAGAAGGAAGTCGCATATCTATCTGCAGAATTTTTAATTGGACCTCAACTTAATAGGAATCTTATTAACTTAGGAATTCTTAAAGAGGCAGAAGAAGCATTAAAGGAATATGGTTATTGTTTAGATAAAGTTGTTGCACAAGCAGAGGAACCAGGACTTGGCAATGGTGGTCTTGGTCGTCTGGCTGCATGTTATATGGAGTCTCTATCGACTCTAAAGGTTCCTGCTACTGGATATGGTATAAGGTATAAGTATGGTATCTTTAAACAGATTATAAGGGACAATCAGCAAATTGAGATAACCGATAATTGGTTGCATGGAGATTGGCCATGGGAGTTATGTCAACCAGAAGAATCTGTTTTAGTTGGATTTGGTGGTAGAGTAGAGAATTATATTTCAGATAGAGAGCATTATAGAGTACGTTGGGTTCCTGATGAACAGGTAGTAGCAGTTCCCTATGATGTATTGCAATTAGGGTATAGGGTTAATTCTTGTAATAGATTAAGATTATGGAGAGCGGATGCTACTGAGACATTTGATTTCTATGCATTTAATATTGGAGATTATCTTGGTTCAGTAGAACAGAGTGTTACTTCTGAGACCATCTCTAAGGTACTGTATCCTAATGATGGTACAGATCAGGGTAAGACATTGCGATTGAAGCAACAGTTCTTCTTTGTCAGTGCATCTCTTCAAGATATGCTTAGGAGTTTAGAGAAGCGTAATATTCCTTTAACTGAATTCCCAGATTATTATGCAGTTCAACTAAATGATACTCATCCTTCTATTGCAGTAGCAGAGTTGATGAGATTGCTTGTAGATGAGCGTCATATGGAGTGGGAAGATGCATGGGAGATAACACATAAGACTATTGCATATACAAACCATACTCTTCTTCCAGAGGCATTAGAGAAGTGGAGTCTTAAATTATTTAAGAATCTTCTTCCACGTCATATGGAAATAATCTATGAGATTAATCGTAGATTCCTAAATTTGGTTCGTCTTCAGTATCCTGGAAATGAATCAATCTTAAGTAAGTTATCTATCATTGATGAGACAGGTAATAAGTTTGTTCGTATGGCACACTTAGCAACCGTAGGATCACATCATGTTAATGGTGTTGCTGAGTTGCATTCTGACTTAGTTAAATCTCAATTGATGCCAGAGTTTAATGACTTATGGCCTCATAAGTTTACTAATGTAACTAATGGTGTTACTCCTCGTAGATGGATAGCATCTTGTAATCCTTCCCTATCAGAGGTTCTTACTGAATATTGTGGTCCAGATTGGATTACTGATATGGGACAACTTAAAAAGTTAGAAGAGGAAAAATCTTACGAACTATTGGAGAAGTTGGGAGAAGCAAAACTTCTCGGTAAACATCATCTTGCTTGTTACATCTTTAACAATCTAGGAATATCTGTAGATCCTTCTAGTATGTTTGATGTTCATGTTAAGAGGATACATGAATATAAGCGTCAGCACTTACTTGCACTTCAAGTTATCGCCCAGTATCTTCGTATCAAAAACGGAAAGGACTTCGTTCCTCGCACAGTAATATTTGGTGGCAAAGCAGCACCTGGATATTATATGGCAAAGTTGATTGTTCATTTTATTAATTCTATTGCTGAGACAATTAATAGTGATCCTGATATGGATGGTAAGTTACGTGTAGTATTCTTACCAAACTATAGTGTTAAGTTAGGAGAACTTGTATATCCTGCTGCTGATTTATCTGAACAAATTTCTACTGCTGGTAAGGAAGCATCGGGTACAGGTAATATGAAGTTCCAAATGAATGGTGCTTTAACTATTGGTACATTAGATGGTGCTAACGTAGAGATACGTAATCTAGTTGGTAAAGAGAACTTCTTCTTATTTGGTAAGACAGAATCTGAGATAGGAGAATTGTGGAGGAACAATTATGATCCTAAGCACTACATGAGTGCTGAACTTTGGGAAGTGATTAACCTTATTAAAGGTGGGCATTTTAGTGGGGGTGATAAGGATACCTTTAGACCACTCTTAGATAACTTATTGAATAATGATCCATTCTGTGTCTTTGCTGATTTTGATGATTATCTTAATGCTCAAGATGCAGTGAATGAGGTATGGAAGAATAGAGATGAGTGGAATAATATGTCTCTTTTAAATATTGCACGATCAGGATTCTTCTCTTCTGATAGATCTATTAGGGATTACTGCGACAAGATATGGGGGATATCTGTTTGAGTATTCCTATAGCACCATTAAATCCACCACAAGGATCAACGTGCCCTTTTGTCTATGCATCTAATGTCTTTACTGAAGAACAGTTAGATAGTATTGAAGACATGGTTGATATGAATAGTGGTACTCAATTTAATGATGAGATTAAAAAATCATGGGTTACTATGATTGGATATAATGAGGATAGTCATTGGTTATTCTCTCAATTATCTAAAGTTGTTCATCAATTAAACACTGAGTATTATAGATTTAATTTAACTCAACTTGACGATAATATTCAGTATGCTTGCTATAGTAAAGGTTCAGAATATAAATGGCATACTGATTATACTAACTGTCCTACTCCTGCTAGAAAATTTACGGTAGTTGTTCAGTTGAGTGATCCTTCAGAATATGAAGGTGGTCAGTTTGAATTATTCCCAAAGGTGGAAGTTCCGAAAGAACGTGGTCTCGTTCATATCTTCCCACCGTACCTTTACCATAGGGTAAAAACCGTACAATCTGGGGTTAGAAAAGTTTTAGTTACTTGGGTTTGGGGTCCACCATTCGCTTAACCGAATAAAAAGTTCTGGTTATCCGATTGTATCATTTGAGTGTTTGTGTTTAAATAATAGTGTCGCCTTCGGGGACATCAAAACACAAACTCGCTTATTTAAGGAGCTACTATCATGACTAACCTAACACGTTTTCATACGGCAGATATGCCACTACTGTTCGATAAGATAATGAAGAACAGTATAGGGATGGACGATTATTTTGATCGGTTCATGACTCTACAAGAGACCACATCAAACTATCCCCCATATAATTTAATTGAAGTAAACAATGTCGAATCGAGACTCGAAATCGCCCTTGCGGGGTTTACGAAAGATGAAGTATGCGTCTATACGGAGTTTGGAAAACTACATGTACAAGGCAGCAAAGAAGAACAGGAAGATGTTGGAACGTTTAGACATAAAGGATTGGCCAACAGGTCTTTCTCTAGGGTCTGGCAAATCTCAGATGATACCGAGGTACGAGAGGTCGAATTTAGAGACGGATTACTCGTCGTTCGATTAGGTAAAATAGTTCCAGAACATCATGCTCGAAAAGAGTATCTATAAATAAAACTGAATATCGTCGCCGCAAAGTGGGGGTGTACTGGCAAAATCCAGTTGACACCCCTTTTTATTGGCTGTATAATACCTACAAAGATAACCCATTATGGCAAATAAACTAGCAGTAATTAAAACTGGTGAACAGATCATTACAAAGGTTGAAGAGATGCTTTTGGATGATAAGGTTGTTGGATACTTCTTTATTAAACCATGTGTTGTAAATACTTCAGAACCTATTGTTAATAAAGAAAGTGGTGGTGCTTCTTTTGATATCAAATTAGCACCTTGGATTCCTTTAGGTAAAGGAACTAGGTTCCCAGTACCCTTGGATTGGATCGTCACTTTTATTGACCCAGTTGATGAACTATCATCAATGTATATGAATGATGTTCTAAAGGAAAAGGAAGAGACCCAAGAAAAAACAATCGTAATTCCTGAGGAGGATAGTTAAATGGCAGATGAACTTAAACCACAATTAATTGTATTTCATACTGGAGGTACAGTAGTTGCTGAGATTGAAGAAGTTGGAGCAGACATTGGAGAACCTGATTGCAAAATCAAGAACCCATATAACATTGTTCCTCAACAGAATGGTAATGCTACTTTGCAACCTTGGATGGGTGAACTAACCAATCAAAAAGAATTTATGATTAGTTCTGACAAGATCTTGACTATATGCGAACCACTTGGTAAAATAAAAGATACTTATGAAAGTCTAAACTCGTAATGAGGTTCTATACGAACGTTCAAATGGTTGGGGACAACTTCTTAGTTCGTGGTTATGAAGATGGAAAACACTTCGCAACCCGTGAGAAGTTTTACCCAACCCTTTTTGTTGAATCACCTAAGAAGAAAACCCATTATAAGACTCTTGATGGTACGCAGGTAGCACCTGTTAAACCTGGAACTGTTCGTGAGACTAGAGAATTTATAAAGAAGTATGAACCTGTACCAGGTTTTGATGTGTATGGTAACGAGAGATTTATTTACCAGTACATATCTGAGAAGTATCCTGATGATGAACTGAAGTTTGATATTAGTAAAATTAAATTAGTAACCATTGATATTGAGGTTGAGTCTGAACAAGGATTCCCTGATGTAGAATCTGCTGCTGAGGAGATACTTCTTATATCAATTCAGGATTATGCCACTAAAGAGATTATTACTTGGGGTAAAGGTCCATTTAAGACACATCAAGATAATCTCTATTACAAGCAATTTAATAATGAGTATGATCTTTTAAATGACTTCATCAATTGGTGGATGATAGAAGAGAATACCCCAGAGGTTATTACTGGATGGAATAGTAAACTGTATGATATACCATATATTGTTCGTAGGATAGATCGTATTCTAGGTGAGAAACTTAAGAAGAGATTATCTCCTTGGGGTTTGGTGACAGAAGACAGACATGTCATCATGGGAAGAGAACAGCTTTCATATGATATTGGTGGTGTATCTCAGTTAGACTATCTTGACCTTTATAAGAAGTTTACTTATAAGGCACAGGAGTCTTATAGATTGGATTATATTGCTAGTGTAGAATTGGGACAGAAGAAGTTAGACCATAGTGAATTCGACACATTTAAAGACTTCTATACACAAGGGTGGAAAAAATTTGTAGAGTATAATATAATTGACGTAGAACTTGTTGACCGTTTGGAAGGCAAGATGAAGTTGATTGAACTCGCACTCACTATGGCATATGAAGCCAAGGTGAATTACGAAGATGTATTTTATCAAGTTCGTATGTGGGATACAATCATATATAACTACCTAAAGAAGAGAGGTATTGTCATACCTCCTAAAATTAAAACTGATAAAGACGCAAAGTACGCAGGAGCTTATGTCAAGGAACCGAAACCAGGACGCTATGATTGGGTTGTTAATTTTGACCTCAATAGCCTCTATCCTCATCTTATTATGCAGTACAATATCTCCCCAGAAACCCTCAGGGAGACTAGACATCCCAGCTCGAGCGTTGAACGGATTCTGAATAAAGAGTGTGAGTTTGATGGAGACTATGCTGTATGTGCTAATGGAGCACAGTACAGGAAGGATGTGAGAGGGTTCCTACCAGAACTCATGGATAAGATGTATGGAGATCGTGTGATCTTCAAAAAGAA